GCTGGCTCCTGCGCCGTGGCGGCCGCGTGTGGATCTACTGCCGCGTGGGCCTGACTGCTACCGGCGCGTGTGAGGCGTTTTCCGTAGGGGCTGTGCCCCTACACCCCGGTCTAGGCCTTCAATCGACAACTTGCGGCCTGACTGTTTGAACTCTTCCTGCACCGGTCGCCGGGTGTAGTCGATGGGTGGAGGCTTCCACGCACCGAAATTCCGTGACAGGTCGATCTCACCGCCCTTGGCGACGTACTTCGACACGTAGCCGGTGATATCCAGCTGGCTACGCGGCGCTTCGATTTGATTTCGACCGAACTCCTTGAACCACCACTCGTGCCACTCGTATCGGGACATGAGACGGTTGAGGTCATCGGTAGGAGCAGCTGCAACGGCGTGGAAATGCAGGCGGCCGTCGCGGTGGAATTCTTGGCCTCGGGCCCACTGGATGCCGCGATGCGGACGCTTTGACCAGGCGGGGCCGTAGATCTCGCGGTTGAGGCAACTGACGAAGAATCGGAACGCTTTATCAGCCTTTTCCGGGTGTACCCCGCCCGTTGCGCTGCCATGTTCGACGCGAAACGTGAGCGTCCAGAACTGCTGCCATTCGAGGCGCTGTAGGAGCTCTGCATATCCACCCGCTTCGAGGTCAGGACGCCGCAGCTGGTGCAACACGTCAGGGCTGCATCCAACGCCGTCAGCTTCTGCAGGTTGCCCCCGCACTGGTAGCACGGGCTGTGGGGGAAGTGACTGTTCATGGCCCATCGCCCTGTCCAAGGACTATGCAGCTGCACGTGCGGCGGCAGTAGCAGTAACCCGGCGTGCATTCGGGCGTCTGATAGAACCAGCGATAGAGGCGGTCGAGTAGCTCAGACATTGGCGACCTCCCCCTGCTCGGCAAGGTCGGCTGCTGCAAGAAGATCGCCACGCTTGGTGGCTTCGATTTCGAGATGACGAAGGCGACTGGGGGTCGGAAGGAATTCCGCTCGCGCCTGAGCCACTTGTGCTGCGTCACGAATTGCTGTGGAGGCTCGCTGCTCGCGGCGGTCAATGACCCACGCCCCAAGCCGTGCCAGTCCGACCAGCACCGAGGCCAGGCTGACAACCCCGGCCGTGAACATTAGTCCGTGCATCCCCTGCCCCTGTCCCAAGCCCAAGTAGACCCGCCGACGGCCTTGGGAACCGGCCGGCGGGGCATCCACATGCGTGGATGCGGGAACATGTATAAACGGTTGTGGATGTTCCGTCAACAGGTGTGGATATGACGACGCAAGAAAATTTGATTGAAGGGCTCAAAGCAGCCTTCCCCGAAGACTCGCAGGCAGCTCTAGCCCGCCGCGCAGGACTGAGCGTTCAGCGGTTCAATAACTATTGCACTGGCATCAGAACCATGGACGTCGATGCCGTTATCGGTTGCGCGCAGGCATTGGGATGGGACGTGCGGAAAGCGGTCGCAGACCACGAGATCGAGACTGCTCCGTCGCCTCGCGTGAAGGCGCTTTGGCGGAAGCTGGCGGCCACCGCGATGGTTGTGGCCATAACGACCACAATAAGCGCAGCGCCTACTCCCGCAACGGCTTCCGGCTTCGAGAAAGTCGGGAATGTATATTATGTTACATATGGGCAAGTACTACGGGGGTCTGCTGAAGCTGCTGCTGGCATCGCTCTTGCCTCTCCGTGGTTCCAAGGACAAAGCGAGCATTGATGCATGTGCCAGTACCTGACCGGCCCCTTCGCGGGCTGGAGCGTCAGAGGCAACTACCTAGTCAGCCCGGACGGCGACCGCATGACCCCCGAACGGATTGCCGGGCTTGCGTGGCGCGATCAGATGGAACTCAGGGTCGCCGGGTTCGCCTCCCGGCGCAAGGCCGAGGCCGGACAGGGAAAAGCCGGTCAGCGCCAGATGGTCAAGGTCGTTGTCGTAGACCTGGGCGATTTCCGGGATCGGCACTTCGGGCGGTCTGCGGGTTGAGGCGTATCCGTAGGGGCGATGCCCCTACACCCCGTTACTTGCAGGCCGCATAGACCTGATCGTCCATTCGGCGACTCAACTCAAACGACCGGTTGATGCCAGCAGCCCGGTATGCAGCCTCGCGGCGGTCCTTGGCTGCTTGGCAGCGATCAGGCTCCTTGTACTGGCTGAAAACTACGCCCCTGACGCCACCGCCAGACGCAGCCTGATACGACTGCCGTTGATCGCGTTGGCGCATGTCCTGGCGCATCTGTTCCAACCGAAGCTGATTTTCGTAGGTCTCGTATTGCGGCGTCGCATCCCACGTCTTCTGAGGTGCGCCATTGGCACATGGCGCGGACTGGTAGCTGGTCTTTCCGCCCTCAACGCACTTATGCACCTGCTGTGCAGATGCCGGGCCGGCGGCCATAGCCGCCAGCAACAGAATAGCTCTCACGTCCATGTAGCCCCCTATAGCTGGGGGCATCATATCTCCACCCGGCGTGACCCGTCACGTTAACTGCCGGTATAGCGATTCTGAGGAGACTCAGGAAATGCACCCATGGCCCGCTCGCTGGCTTGGATGGTGCCGCCGTTGATGGCGGCCCCGTCTTGCTGCACACGGGGTTGTGCGGGCGGCTGTTGCGCCGTGGCGGGGTCCGCCTTTTGGTCCCGCTGCTGCTGGGCCTGTAGCGCGGCCGCTGGCGGCTTGAAGGGGTTGTAGGGTTCACCCCACCGAGCAATGTCCCGGCACACGTCATCTGCGACCACCACACGCGTCATCTGCTCGCTGACACAGCGGCAACTGGTCTCAGTGCTCATGCAGTAGGTATGCGGATCGGAAACAACCGGCCGGTCGAGATAGGCGGGTGCAGACCATGGCACGTCCTGGACAAGCGGAGTGATGCTGGCAACGTAGCCCTCCGCTGTGAGCGCCCTGCCCTTATCCGCGGTTGGCGATGACGCGCCAGCCGCGCCCGCCGAGCCCGGCGCCGGCGCGGGCGGGGCCTCAGCTTCCGGCGG